TTATTTTTTAAACCTAATTGTGTTAATTTTTTATTCAATTCTTCTTTTCTCATTCCAACTTTACCAAGTGGGTCTCTCCCTCTAGCAGAACCATCCTTGCCATATTTTGGAATTTCTTTTGGTCTCCCAGCTCCATCAAAACCACCTTCTGGAGCTCCACCTAAATTTTCTTCTACATCTGTACTACCTTCACCACTTTCTTGTGCTACAGCAGCTAAATCGTGAGGTGTACCAAATGATAACCCAGATTTGATTGGGTCGTTACCCTCCATAGAAATCTGTTCATATCTAAATTGTCTTTTCTGGTCATTAACAATACCCCATCTCATTCTATCCATTTCTTCTTCATTAAGATTAAAAATATTTTTATAAACCCACTCTGAAGAAGCTAACTTATCTTGTATCATAGAATTAGCTAGTGATGTTTTAGAATCCCATAATTCAATTTTTTCTTGTTCATATATTGTAGATGATTTTGTTAACTCTAAATCAAAATTAACTAATTGTTCATTTGTAAATCCTTGTGAATATAAATGTACTATTGCTATTTTAGTTAACTCAGATACTAATATTCTTTGTATTCTTTCTACTGTTCTAGCAAATCTAACATCTTCAGCAGCTAATGTAGCTTTAGCATTAACTTGTTCCTCATACCCAAGAAACGCTTTAGGTATCTTTAGTGCTGACATCATTTTATTTCTCAAGTATTCAATATCTTCTACAGCATCAAATGTTAATCCAGCTACCGTATCTATTGATGTTCCACTATCACCACCACGAACAGGTAAATAAAAATCTTCTGTTACATTTTGTAAATTATATTTTAAATTATATTCACCAGTATTAGGGTCAATCAATGGTGTTTTTTTCATCTTGTTAATAATTTGTTGCATATAGTTATCAACTTCATTCGGTGGTATATTACCAATGTCTATTTGGAAAATTCTTTTTTCTGGTGCTCTCATAATACGATGAACTAACATAGCATCTTCCATAAGAGATAATGATTTCCAAGTTTTTCTAGCATTCTCAATCATAGCTTTACCATAAGGAAGATAATTAGAATCCGAAAGTAATCTAAAATGTGCTACTTCATAAGCTTTGTATTCATCTGGTGCGTTATTTAAACCTTGAGTTTGCATTGTAAACTTAACTTCATTTGTTTCTTCGGCATCTCCATCAAATCTTTCTATTTCATATGCGGAAATAGGATTTACTCCAACAATACCATAGTCTTCTGCTATATCTAATTTTAAAAAGAAATCACCATACTTACACATATTACGACACCAAGGCCATAAATTAAATTCTATATTTAATATATCATAAAACAGATTATGTAAAATTTTCTTTATATTAGCATCATCTGAATTAATTTTTAGAACTTGTTCAAATTCATTCTTCATAGTAGATTCATCAGCATAAACATCAAGAGCTGAAGCTATAATTGGGTCATTATCCATTTCTTCATAATCTGCAAAAAGACTCATTCGAGCTGCCATAAATTGTTGTTGTTGATTATATCCATACTGATTACTTGTTCCGTGATGTAATCTTGTATATCTATCTGTTAAGAAATTTGTAGCTCCTTTATAGGCCTGAGACCTATCAGTATCAATAACTCTCAATCTTTTTCCACCCGCATTTCTAACAACGGTTTGTGTTGAGAATAATCTTCTCAATCTACCAAAAAATGTATTTTTATTATTATCTGCCATACTTACCTCTTATTATTTTTTATCTAATAACCATTCTAAATTTTCACTTTGTCCATTTATATCCATCTGATACGGATTCCCACCGTTACCAGGTTTATTACTATACACAGCTTGACTATGTCCAAAATTTTGTAAAGAATTTTTTGTTAAATTCATTTGTTCTGTTCTTAATCTTAAAGCAGTATCTCTTACCCACAAACCAATCGATAGTGCCATAGTTAAGTCATCATTATATCCTTCCATAGCTTGTGCTTTATTATTCTTATATATAAATACAAACAATTCATCAATTAGTCGTTTTGAACGAACAACAACAGCTTTTTCTCTAAAACATTCATCTAATTTTGAAATAATTAGTGGTCTAGTCCTCATTGTTGTAGAGAAACCAGCTACCATATTTTTATCTTGACTTCTATATTTATTTCTCATCTGATTTTCAGTATCAACATACTTTAAATCTGCAGATGAATAGAATAAATTTTGATAATTTCTATCTATCACTTGTTGAATTGCAGCCCAACCAATACTAGCGTTCTCCATTACTAATATAGCATCATTGTATTTAGTTGCTACCTCAACACATAAATTTCCAAAATCTTTTGTTGGTATCTGCCCTTTATATTCTGCTACTTGAGTTAAATTATCAATATCGATAACTTGTATAGCAGAAAAATCTTTTCCATCTCCTCTAGCAGTATCAGCACTAACTAGATAACTCTTACTATAATTTGGTTGTTCCCATATCCAAAGATTAGAATCAAATCCTTGTTTTTCTATTGGTTCTTTTACGAATGTTTCATCATACCATTCCAATAATTTACCATCAACAACAGTTTGACCAGAAGATACGAAATCACAATCACACTCTTGAGCGGCCATCTTAGGGCCTAACAAATCATCTTGTCTGTCTCTCCACTCTTGGTCTCTTTCTGGATGTAACTGCCAAGGTAATCTAATAAAGTTCCATTCACTTCCATCACCATCTTCAGCTTCACACCACAATTTATGAAACAGATTACCAACACCATTAGGTGTAGATAACATTATTGCTTTACCACCAGTCGCTAGTGTTTGTTGAGCTGATGTCCATATCTCATCTATTTTATCAATAAATGCAGCCTCATCAATTAATAGTAGAGATAGTGCTTCTGAACGAGCAGCATCTGTATTTGATGAAACAGCTTTTACTTGACTTCCATTCTCATACTTGAGTGATAATTTATTATCTTCAACACAATTACTTTTTAACCAACTTGGTAACTCTTTATGCATAACACGAACTTTTGTCACAAGATTTTTTGCAGTTTCTTGTTTAGTTGCAATAACTAATATATTTTTATCTGAATGAAATGTCATTAACCATAATGCATATCCAGCAGATAAAGTTGACAAACCTAATTGTCGAGATTTCAAAACAATAGAATACTTATCATTCATAAAATATTTCAATGTATTTTCTTGAAATGGATATAAATGAAATGGTACTTTGCCCCTCATTGGATGCTGAACAACACAATACTTTTTCATAAAATATTGTGGTTCTTTAGCACATTTTAAGTACTCTTTTTTGATTATCTGTTTTATATTAGCTTGAGACATAATTAGTCTGTTTCGTTCTCTGCTTTATAGTTTTTGTCAACATAATCAAAAAACTCTTTTTTCTTTTCTTCATCTTTAAAATCTTGTGGCGAACTAACACCAAACTTTTTTAAAGCCGCATCAAAGAATTTTTGATATTCAGTTTTTTCTTCTTTAATAATACTACTGATAATTTCTTTCAGTTTATTTTTAGTGATTTTCATCATCTTCTCCTAGTCTAGTTGTCCTGCTAAGTGAACTGCTCCACCTGTTGTTAATATTCCAAGTGTAAACCAAATCCACTTGTTATCATACCACTTTGGACTTATTTCTTTAATTCTGTCCTCTTGTAACAATATTTGTTTATCCAAATTTTCAATTTTCAATTTAAAATCACTATTTAAAAGTGTTAATTCTTTTTGTTGAGTTTCCAATAATAGAATATAATTTGTATTTAAACTATCTTTCTTCTCACACTCTGTTATCTTAGTAAAAAGTTCATCTACTTGTTGTTCAGTTAGAGTAAATTCTTGGGAAAACCCAATACTCATAATCATATATATAAATATATAGAAATTAAAAAATACCTTCATTTAATATGCTCCTCCACCTCCTCCGCCACCGGAGTTGTTATTTTGTTGTTGATTTTGGTTTGATGGTTGTCCACCAGTTTGAGCTGGTGGTGAATCACCCATTCCATTTCCACCATTAGTTTGAACTAAATTATTTCCTACAAATAAATTATTAGTACCACCCATTAATTGTTGTAACTGAGCTACTAAATCTAAAATATTAGTAATACCATCACCATTCGTATCTACTATCCCCCCTAATACAGGAGGTTGAGTAGTTGGTACAGGTTGTACTGATTGTTCAACTGGTGCTGGTAATTGTGAACCATTAGGCATTTCTAATAAAGCGTCTTCTGGGTTGTCAACTAAAGGAACTAATAATCTTGAATGATTTTTATGTACCTTTTCTGTCATATAAACATGCCCTAAATTATTATAATGTTTATGTACTGGCCCATAATAAGGTGTCCCATTTAATAGACCATAATTTCCAGGTGGTAACCATAAATTATTTTGTGTTAGCCAAGGACCTGGTTCAACTGGTGGTTCAGGTTCTGGAACTACTGGTTGTGGAACTTCTGCTCCAATATTAGCTACCATATCTTGAATTATATTTTCTGGAACACCATTACTAGTACAATGTTGTATATCAAGAACATTGACTTGACCATCTTGATTAACATCATATGGACATATACCATCCATATATCGTTGTATCATATTAATTATTAAAGTTTTTGTTATTTGAGAAAATTCTGAATTACCTGCTACAGCTACAATATCCATTACACTTACCTCACCGTCTTGATTGAAATCTAATGGATGATAATTACTTCCATCTTCTGCTATAGGAGCATCTTCTACATATTCTTGAGTAGGTGCTGGTGGGTTCATAGCAGTCTGTAAAATTGCATCACAAATATGTTGAGGAACTCCAGCTTGTACAGCCATTTGAACATCTACAACATTTACCATTCCATCATTATTCAAATCATAGTGATGTTGAGTAGTACCACTTACATACCTTGTTATTATTTGTGCAGTTGTTGGATTATAATTTTGAGCTGCATATACTGCATCAGTAACATTAACTATACCATCTCGATTTAAATCTAATGGATGGTAGTCATCCCAACTTATTTCTGGTTCAGGTGGTGGTGTTGGTTCTGGTGGTGCTGGAGGCTCTGAATCTAAGAATAGACCACCAACATCATAATCAGAACTTCCATCATTTCCAACTACATCAGGAATTATTATTTTATATTTGGCAACATAAAATTGACCATTAGGACTATTATTTCCACTAATTCTTATTCTATTTCTTAAAGCTTGATGTTGACTATTTGGATTATTAATTAAAAATGTTTCTGTGCCGTTGTTAGGATTTTCTATCACTTCAAACACTTCACCATTTTTTTGAGCTACCATTCCAATACAACTCTCAATTGGAAAATCTACTATTTCAACCGTAGTCCCATCTGGACACCAAGCATACCATCCAGCCGCTACAGGATTACTAGTAGTCCAATTGAAAACAAAAGTACCATGCCTCCTAAAAAAAGTCGTTGTTCCAGATGAGAATATCATCTACTTCCCCTTATTTGCTAATTTAGTTAAATAGTCAAATTTTTGTTTTGTAGACTTTTCTTCCTTTTTAATTTTAGTTCCCTCTTTTTTAAAATCATTTAATTCTTTTTTAGCATCTGCTAATTGCTGATTTAATTTCTCGACTTTAGATTCACGAGATACTATCTTCTTATCAATCTTCTTACCCTCACCTTGTAATTTTTTTAAATCGGCTTTAAATTCTTTTTCACTTCTGGAATCTTTCTTTAATGCCCATACGACTGCTATCCCACCAATGATTGCGAAAATTCCAACTACCCAATTTTTAATTTTCTCTAGCGTCTTAAACATTTTATAGCTCCTCCCAACTATCTCTTGGTGATTCTTCTGCTCTATAATACCACTTTTTATCTTTAACAGACCAGATGTATAGAAATTCTTCACCAGAATTTGTTTTAATCTGAGTTCTATCTTTTGATACTTGAGTGAAGTTTCCACCCTCTCCTCTATCTCTACCGTAGAATGTAGTATATCCTAATTTTTCCTTCTCATCGCAAGGCAT